TGTTTTTATATTCTGATAAGTCAATATCAAAGTTTCTTGAGCCTCCTCCAAGGCTTTCATTTCCTGTAGTAAACTCTGCACCCTCCATACCGTAAGAGTTATTAGAGGTTCCTACATCATTAATATTAGTATCAGTACTATCTTTTAATAGATTTTCTGTAGTTACTTCTTCTGATTTAGAAGATAGCGAAACCAGTAATGATAGCCAACAGACTACCCACAATATATTTCTCATAGTTTATAGGCTCCTTGTATCCTGGTTTGTGTTGTGGATGTGAATCCCATCCTGCTTGTGCTACTTCACCTATAGTTCCAAAATATGGACATGGGGTTCCTGCCATTTCCATTGCATCAAATACTCTTGGATCTTGACACAATACAGATACTGCAGCTACTTTCATTCCCATACCATATAAAGCACGAGATAATTTTAATCTTTCACAGTTCTCATCTGTACTGACAGTTGCTCCTGCGATTCCAAGTATTTGGGTTTGCACAGCAGCCGACGAACCCGTGGTACATACATCTTGATTATTTACGATTACGGATGGCGCTGAGGCAGTGCTTGGAGTTTTATCTACTGTTGTAGTTCCAGACACGGTTGATGACACTGTATTGGTCTCAGCTCTTGAATCTGTAGTAACAGCTACAAATCCAAAAGCCAATAGTATAAAAAATAATAATCTAAGTTCTTTCACTACCACTTGACTTTGTCAGCCCAGTACGCCGCAGACATCTTACCCTTGGATATATTTTTCGCGTGTCTAGCCTTGAAGGATTTGCGCTTGGCTTTCATCCGTTGAGATTCGCCCGCCTTTGGCTTGCCAGCCACTTTCGCGCCCTGCTCACCGAATCGAATTGTTTTGACTTGATCACCCGACTTCGCCACAACAACGTGTGACTTCTTAGGGTGACTAGGAGTACGTTTGGGTTTGTTGAAGCCACTGACTCCTGCTCGTTTTAATCTTGGATCACTCATCCGTGCCCCCTCCTATCGGGCTGTTACAGGTACTGCGCCTGATGTTACAAATGGTGATTCTGCAAATGCCATGTAGATATATGTGCCACCAGATAAATTTCCATATAAATTTGTTCTGTGTTTAAATCCATTAGATAGTAAATCTTTTTTGTCAAGAGTTGTATATTCAGTATCAGATGCGTTAGCGAATAAATGCTCATTTGCTTGGTTATAAGGTGACCTTTTACTATCAGCCATACCCCAAGAATAACCATTTACATCAGTTCTTTTAGTTAAAACAAAAGAAGGTCTAAACCCAGTATAGACGAATGTTCCGTCTGTACTTCCGTTTCCTGTATACTTGCCAAATTTAGAATATCCTTCTATTTCTGCGAAACAATACGTAACATAAGTACCACCATTTGCATTCCAAGAAGCAGCTGTACCTAATGAAAAAGTTGATGAGGAAATTCCAACCCAAGTTTGACCAGTGCTATTGAATATATTAGCGTCAGTTAGATGAAGAAATGTATAGTTATTGATTCCGTATGCTTGATGATAAACAGGCCAGCCACTTGTACTATTTCTTCTTTTCTGTATAAGTACACTAGGTGTTTTTCCTAACCCATGTCCAACTGTTGCTCCGCCACTACCATTTCCTGTAAATGTAACTATAGAAAATCCTGCAGTTGGATTCGCTTGAACTGTTGAGGTAATAGTTCCGTCTGTGTTAGATGAGGTAGTACCACCATTGGCTTTCCAAGACCATAAAGCATAAGTTCTGGCACTATTATTTACACCATAATCTCCTAAATCATTTCCTAAAGTTACTCCATCACTATCAAATGATTTCAAAGATTCACTAACTGTAATTTCTGCATTAGTATTATTAGAAATTAAAATTTTTGTTGCACCTCTATTTGAATCAAATAATGCGTGGTCAATAGCACTAGGTGTTCTTCCTTTAAACCAAGTAAAATCAGGTTGAAATCCAACTCCTGTGACAGTTCTATTGGTAGTTGAATTACCACTATATAAAACAGTATTAAAATATTGACTCGCATCATCAATCGTAGGGGATAATTCAGTTGCTAGGTTTTGAGTACATAGTGCTAGATAGCCAGAGGGTGGTGCGTATTCAAAGTTTCCATATCCGTTGTCATCACTGTTGCCAGATGAGATTGTAAAACCTGTTGGTGGATTTCCAAAATTATATATTGCACCACAAGCATAAGCATTTGAGGCATCTTGAAACATAGGTGTCCAAGTTGAACTATCAATAGATGTCACAGTTCCTTGTAATGAACCATTCTTGTAAAAAGAAACTGTACTAGCATCTAAATCAAATGCTGTGCCTATTATGTCACCATTTCCAAATGTAGCACCTGTAGTAATTAAAGTATTTCCTTTGAGGATGTGTCCAAATCTACTGTAATAAGAAATTCTTGCAGTTCCGTCAGTTAAAGTGGCATCTGTTTTATAAATACCTACTGCTTCTCTAACATTACTTGTTGTAATTTTTGCTTCAAAATACCATTTACCTGTTTGTAATCCAATAGTAGACCTTGTAAATGCTTCTTGCCCAACACTTGTGTCAATTTTAAGATTTCCTTCAGAGAATGTACTTCCCGAAGGTGTATCAAGAAAATTAAGGGTACAAAAGTTATTAGTCGGTGTATCTGTTGTTTGGTCTGTAGATGCTAAATTCGTAGGGGTGAAGTTATTACCATTACCAGATTGGTCAGCACCTAAACTGCCACTGTTTTCAAAATCTAAATAATACCCTGCATCACCAAATGTACCTGTGTATTGGATTGGTTTCCAGATACCACTATCAGCATCAAATTCACCGAATGATGATGCGTCTAATTGTTGTCCGTCTATTTGATAATATTCTGCTAAGTATCCATCATAATAAGATGATGTGCTTACTTTTGTACCTATATATCTAGTGTTACCTGTTGTGTTTAAACCAAAATCATAATTTTGAGAAGGCCCTGAATTGTTATAAAAATCTGTTTGCAAAACACCATTGATATAAATTTTTACTCTATCTGTTTGTGTAGCAAGAGTTGAATCACAAGCAAGTACAACATGGTACCAAGCACTACAATCTCTAAATAACATTTTTGGTCGCCAATAAAACTGTGCTCCACCACCCTCAAAAAAGTAAATAGTGCTATCAGCAAATAAAGCAAAAGCATTATCACCACCAACATCTAAAAAGCCACTGTAATTACTTTGAGGAATTGCACTAGGTTTAAACCAAAAAGATACTGTAAATTTTTTTGTGCTAGTGACAGAAGTAAAACTTTTACTTAAATAAGGACTATCATCATCATTAAATCTAAGGGAATTATCAATTTGATAACCCCCAGTATCTAACTGTCCACCACCTGCTACTGCAAATACCATATTATAATTCCTCCCGTTTAATCATAATCTTTGCGTCTCGGATTCCTTGCTTTGCCATATCCATTGCATCTTTTGCCATCTTACGTTCACGCTCTAGGTCTGTGTTCTCATCATTGATCATCACCTTGGCTTCTTCCAGTGACATTTCGTCTTGATGCTTTTTCGCGTCTAAAGCAAGTCGTGCTCTACGTAATTCTAAATCATCGCGCTGTAATTGAATCTGTTGTTCTGCTGTATCTTTCTTTTCACCAGACATAATCTTTTGTTTCTCTTCATCTAACTTCATAATAGAATCCGAAGCGTTCGCAGTTAGTAGTGCAATTTGATTTTCCACTTCAGGCGGAAGCGGTTGCCCAGACATCATCGCTTGCACGATTTGCGGGTCACCAATCATTTGGGCTACTTCGTTTCTATACTTCATTGCCAAGTGATCTTGAATATGTGAAGCTAATGTTTGTACCATTACAACATTTTCTTTGTATGCAGGGTTCTGCATCATTGAAGCATGAGCTACAATGTGAGCGTCATGGTTTTGGTCAGGTCTCGGTGTGAGAGGGGCACCTTTCATGGATGCCATGTTTTCTGTTACAGGGTCAGCTGAAATTGGTTGTTGCTGTTGCTTCAAATATCTTTGAGGCTCTTCAATACCCATCGCGGCAAACAGTTCCATTCCAATCTGCTCCATGTTGTATGCATTAGGATTCTGTTGTGCAATCTGCATGATCGCATTAATCTTTGCAATACGGTGTGCCTCAGTGGGCATGTTAGGATCAGAGACAGGAAGTACATCAATTGATTTTAAATTAAAATCATTTTTGAAAACTTGCTGTGCACCACCTGCGACCTCATACGGGTACAGATCAGGAAGATACTCAAAATCTAATCTCGCTAAGATTCGCAGGTCTTTGGATTGGGCGTTATGCAGACGCTTGTGCACAGCGCTGAACAACTTAGAACTTTGCTCAAGCAAAGCCATGGTTGTACCAACAGGTCCATAGTTTGACGCTTGGTCTACTATGTTGTCGGTCGAGTCAGCAAACTCTTTTGCAGCATTTACAACATACTGCATTAAATTAAATAAAGTTCCTGAAGGTTCTTTGAATGGTAAAGGTTGTAAAGATTTACCTAAGTCACCCGCAGGACTATTAACTTCTCTCCACTCACCTGGTGCGATTGGTTCATCAGGTGCCAACACTCGTAGTCCGTGTGCTTTGAATCCGCCAGGTAAATTTGCAAAGGTACCTGCATCTACTAATTGTCTCATAGATGATGTTGCGGTTTTCGTTAAGCCTCCAATCAAGTGTAAGTATCCATAACCATAGAATCCTAAACCAGGAATCATGTAGTAATGGGTGAAGTATAATTTCTTTTCTTTTTTAAAATCATCTGCATTCCAGTTTCGTCGGATTGCGAGAATCTTTCCTTCGTCTGTCATGTGAACAATGTAAGGAAGTTTTAATCCATCAGGATCTTCGAAGCCTGGTAAATCTAAGTTCACGTGCATCTCTAAAATTTCTACACGGTCTGTATCACCGTAAG